AATTTGAGGCGGTGATAAAGAAGTGTGATACTCCGGCACTAACCAACCCATACATAAAGTGACTACCCACCTGTGTTCCCACCTCTTGAAGAAACATAACCTTGGGTAGGCCCACGTAGATCATCCTCCAGATGGTTTCAGGGGTGTAGATATAACAATACACTCCGAGGTTTTTAACCCCAGTAATGTTTAGAGGGGTTTGATTAACCCGGCTAACATCGAGTATTGGGTACACATCCGACTCATTAAAAAACGTCGGAAGGAAGTCATCCATGTCATTAAGGTTTGACCAGAATACACTGCTACCATTCTGTCCCGCCGCTAGAATTAAATGCCTTTGGTAGATCTCGGAGTACAGAGCATACTGAAAATTCTGACTTGCCATAATACTGTACATTAATGGTAAGTAGACGTTATTCTGTCTTTTGTACAGTTGGCTCCCTCGAATAAAAAAGGTGGTGTTTCCCCACTTAGAGATGCTGGGACGAAGCCCTTGAGTATCTGGAGAGTTATTCAAAAACCCTACAGAGTGTTGAAAATAGAAACTGGTACCGATAACAAAATTATCAAACGCATCATCTGAGGGGTTAGGGACAAACCCAAACACCACAGTGGCAGAACCTATAACAACAGTTACAGTAGCCGCTATCGCATAATTACCAATAAGGCTACCCCCATTATACACATTAACGGTATTCCCCGCCGCTACGGTTAGGGTAATCATATTGGTCGTGCCAAAACCTAAAGGCCCTACTGACTTTACTGCACAGAGGTTAAAATTCTGGGAATCATCACTAGGCCAAACCCCTACCCGGTTTATGATAATGGCCGGGAGTACTGCAGCGGGATTAGCGCTATACGCATACTGTGCATTAGCAGAATTATACCACGTGAGTGATTCTACATTCTCGTTAGATACCTCGAAAAATTCCGCATTAAGTGTAAGTCCTTGGTTAAACCGCATAGACATACCCGGAAAGGTTTCTAACCTCATGTCTCTAGCTCGGACATCCTGACATGTAAACCACTTCCCCTGTGGGGCAATGTTAGGGCTTGCGGAACGATCCATACCCAACACATCATGGGCATGGTCAATGTATTTCTTTACTGAGGGCATTACTGTAAATCTCCGTCATCTTCACCATCTAGTGCTGCATCCCAAGCTAAGATAGCAGTCCACATTTTCTCTAACCCCGCTGCCTGAAGTTGAAGACGTTCATCCTCTTTCAAATACACATTCAAGCCATTAATGCTAGCCTGAGTAAGCCATGGATTACAATAATTACAGAAGAAATCTTGGTCCGTATCATTAACTAAATCCGGCTGAAAAGCAATTACATCTAAGATGATATTGAGAGAACTTAAAGACTGATACGCACTTATCACTCCAGGAGTGAGATAAGCTTGTGTGTTCTGTATAATCAACTGTACATCATTAGGTTGCTGTATCAACGTGGGAATGGTCGTCCCGTTCGGATAACTGTACGGATCACCTCCCCTATACAACCGTGTTTGACGCTGCTTATCTACCCATCGAGAGTAGATCTTAATCGGTATTCCACTATACGAATACGTGATGTTGTTTGGATCTTGGATATACGCTCCCTCGATCTTTTTAACATCTAAAGGGTTTGTGGTGCCCACAGCCACTAAAGAAGTAATGTCCCCACCCGTCTGAAAAGATACATTAAACACTCCCCTTGCACGACAATAGTTAAAGTCGTGAACAAGTTGTGCCCACCGACGCGCCTGATTAATCGCGTCAGTGAGCACATCGAACCCATTGACAACAAAAGACGCTACGTCTCTATTGCAATATGCAGCTACTTTAGTCTTTAGTTGTCCCAGGTTCATACTTAGTCATTAGTGTTCATTCCACCAAAGGGGCCAGTGAGTTTACCAGACGTAGAGTAACCCGTCGTAGAGTTCTTCTCTTTGAACGCACTAGTAATCTTAGCCTCTCCAGAAGTAACTTTAGTATCACAGGCATTCTTTCCCGTATTACTGTCCACTTCCAACTTGCGAATATTTTTTACAACATTAGACATATTTTCCTTTCGTTTAGTAGTTTTTAATAATAACCACTCCAGCAGGAGAAACCACACCATCATACACCTTGTTAGATGTAAGAACGGCATTAGACACTCCCGTAGCCAACACAAACGTAGCATTGCTACTCGGAGTGAGGTTAAAACTATTACTGGTTAATGACGTCAACTGAAACGTATCTCCGGGAGTAATCCCATAAGGAGTGTTTGAGGTTGGCGCATTAGTAATAAAGTCGATAACAGAAGTTACCGTGGTCGGGTCCAGCTGAACCAGATTCCCATTGATTGGCAATGCGAGCGTAGTAGTGGCAGGACGAACCGTGATAATCTTACCGTTCTGTCGACCTTGATTAATATTGATGTTCCCCTGACTATCAAAGGAACCGAACAACTGTGTCTGTCTTAAGACATTTGCAGCATCTGACATTTTTTACCTTTCTTTTAATGCCCATCAAGGACAAATGAATATGTTCCGGTATAGTTAGCGAGAGCATTAGCTGCCCCGCCTCCCAGGATAACATAAGTACTAGTAGGATCAATCCCCGCTGGAATTACCGTAGCTCCACCCGAATCCACAAAATTGGACACGCGAGTAACTTTAGTAATCCCAAACGCAGAGGCAGGTATTCTATTCCCGGATACTAGCGTCCCGTGAGACGCTAGTACCGCAGTCATATAATACCGATTGTCCACCAGCTTATTACTCTTACTACCTATCGCTGCAGAGCGATTGATAGTCACAGAAGATGATGTTAAATCGGCCATAGTAGATTAAGGTGCGTAATCCTTTACATTCTGAATGTACATATTCGACTCAGGGAACCGAACCTCAATACCAGCCTCAGTCAACCACTCATCCTTGCGGAAGTCGGCGTCCATCGGTTGGCGATTCTTCAAGAGTTCCGTATCCCGTCCCTGCACATAGCGATACACCAAATTGTGTACATCCACAAACAGAGCGTTATATCGAAGAGTATCGTTCTGAGAGAACAACGGATGACTCTTGTAATACACCGTCCCAAAGGGAGTCAGATGTTTCACAACATTCATTCCGTAGGTATCTTCCAGAGGTAGATCAGCCGTAAGGTTGCTCTTGCTCTTATACAACTGATTAATCACATTAAGGAAGCCACTACCACAGAAGCACAACTTCTCATTGGCAACATTGTTAGTAATGCGAAATGCCCGTTCAAGATATCCATCATAGATCTTCTCGTTCAATACACCCGAGCTATTAGCAATGATACGAGCGTCATCAGCAGTATCCACACTACCAGCAGCCAAGCCACTAGAATAAGAACCCGTGTTCCCGTAGATACCCCCATTAGCCGTACCCAGCTGCCACTGATTCATAAACCACAGAAGACCTCCTGTCGTATAAGTAGGAAGCCCACTTGCCGGATCAACAGACTCAGTCTGCTGTCCGAACAAGAAAGCCTTCTCCATTTCGATCATGTGGTAAACCGAGTTCTCCTTAGCCATATCCTTATACGCTCCGGTGTCATCGTACTTAACACTAGTCTTCAAGGCCGTACCCGTCATACTAAAGGGAGTGCGGAAAATCTGACAGTTGTTAGGAACGTTAACAGGAGTGTTGTAAATCTGACTAGAGATATCAACAATACCTTGCCGGAAGGCACTACCAATAACGAACACTTCATTAGCGATATTCGCAGAGGTGTTCAGAATGTTACTAACCGCCGTGAGAATACGAATCTCAATCAACTGAGGAGTGAGAGCGTTCAACACATTGGTAACAACACCGAACACATCCGGAGTAGCAGTACCACTAGTAGTGACGGAACGGATTTGTACTGAATGACCAATACGAAAAACCGTAGCATCAGCAACTGCAACTCGGATGATGTTGTCCTGAACCACACTAAACGGACTTGGCTGATCCACGTTGGAGGTAGTAGCGAACGGACCACCTGCAGTATTAGCCACAGTAGCCGTACGTTGTTTACTCAAACGTTTCTCATACCATTGAAATTCCGGGTCGTCAGTATCCTCTTCTTTAAGCATACTTAACAGACCCGTCAACGGAGCAGCACCATTCGGGTAGAAGTAAAAAACGGAGCGACGTACGTTTTTGAACCTCTGAGATTGGAACTGCTCAGTATTTAACATACCAAGAATAGCCATATTTTTGTCTTTCTTTTATTGAACCTAGAATCCAAACATCTAACCAAAGATATTTGCTGCTGTCGTGGTGTTAGCTGACCCACCCTTACCAGCTGATCCTACCTGTCCCCCAGTCGAAACCGGGGTCATTCTCCGAGGATTTGTCGTTCCATTTACTTGCCCGGGTTGACCTTGTTGGGCATTCCCGGCATAACCGGGGATGGCCTTAAGGACACCCCGAACTCTACCAGCTAAAGCATTAAATGCACTTTGTGCATCATTAAATTTCTGACCTTCCGCTACCATAGCATTCTTTACCTCCACACAAAGAGGGCGGAATGGTTGCAAGTCGGCATGAACACTGAAGAAGTCTTTCTCCAGTTTCTGTTCCGCTACCTGAATCCGCTCCACCTGTATGGGAGTAAACTGCTCCTTGTAGAAGGTATTAAACCTACTCTCCAAATTATTCTTAAGTTGGTAGGCTTGATACTGCGCGAGGGTGTCCGCATGAGCTGCCTGTCTATCAAGGATAGCCTGAAGGGTACTAACCGCCTCGGGGGGTAACCCGAGCTTCTGCATATCATCCTGCGTCACAATAGCACGCTTAAAGATACGATCATACTCAGCTTGAGTCAGGGGCCTCTCTGGTTGTGCTTGAGGTGCCTGTTGTTTCGGCACCAAGTCACTAACACCCGCTCTAACCGCTTTGGCTAAATCATCAGCCGTAAAACTAGGCTTTGGGGCCTCTACTGGTTCCGGGGCGTCCGCTCCCGGCTCGATCGTACTATCAAATCCAGTATCCCCACCAGAATACCCTACATCATTACCACCACCGCCAATACCGTCCCCCGCTCCATCATCATAGAGCAGTCTCAGTTTGTTGTTCATCTTTTTTACCTTTCTTTTCTGAGTGTTGCAAACTCACCAAAGTTTGCTCTATCTCATTTTCTAAAAAATCAAATCCCCGGATCTCACCAATTACTTGTTCTCTCGTTACTGCAGTACCAATATCGGTTACTTCCCAATCGAGTAAACATTGAATTGACTCATCCCGCCTACCTCGGATAGCTTGAATATACGTACAAAAGACAGGATTACTTACCAAAGCAACCAAATATTTAAGCTTCTCATGTTCACTAACCACCGGGGTTGGATTGAGGAGGTTGTCCAGCGCTGGCGTTTTGGTGTTGTTGTGCATTTTGTTGGGCAGCATTTACTGGATGCTGTTGTGGGTCATTAGGTTTTTGTCCCGGTTGGTGTACTCCGGGAGGTTGAGGCGGAGGTGGCATTAACTGTCCATAAGCAAAATTCCACATTTGCTGTACCATCTCTGGTGGTAAATCATAATCATCGAGGTTTTTAATACCCTTCAACTCCATTATCTTCTTGAGGAGCTTCTTAGCGTCAATACCAAAGATTCTAGCTGCCTCAGGATTAGTAAGAATGGTCTGTAAAATTTCCTGTAAGGCCTGTGCAATAGACTGCTTCTCACTAGGGAGTGTTCCATCAAACACAACGAAATCATAATTCCCCACAAGGTCAGCCTTATCTACATCAAGAAACTTAGTGACGTCCGGCGGTGGCTGTGTTACAGGTTGTCCCGTTTGAGGATCTGTTGCAGGCTGTCCAGTGTTTGGGTCAAGCTGTGGTTGAGGCATCGCGCTTTGGCCAAGCACTCTAATAAGGGTCTGTTCATCAAGTCCGTCACGTAGGTTAGAAAGGAGCTTCTCTCCCATCGGCTTAAACATACTCCACCAGATCTGACTGGCGACCATTTGTACCCTACCAGCTGCACCTTGATTAACGCTTCTGGATTCACTGGCACTACGACGACCTTTTGCATATTGTCCCATTAGGTTTTCAGTTATCCCAGTGGTTTCTTGCGCTAAACCCTTCAGAGTCTCCGCATCTGCCATGTGTTTCTGAGTAACATCTTGTACAGCTAATTGTCTAACCCACCGATCTACTCCCGATCTAGCGGCACTAGACTTCAAGCGGATAACGGGTTTACGGTCAGACAAATCTTTCATTTCAATCCCGGTGGGGTCAACAATCAGGTAATTAGATATTACCTTCCTCACACTCATAATATGAGCATTGATGAACCATGTTACGGTGTCTTGAAGTGCCTCTAAAGCGTCCGCCACACCTCCATTAACCAAAAGAGTAATATCAGGATCAAATTGCCCCACGTCATAAGTAAATTGGTTGTGTAGGTAGTTCATCCGTTCGACACGGATAATACGCTGATCATTCGCAATCCAGACGATGTGCATGATAGGATAGTCTTCTTCTCCCAGCACCTTGCCACCAAACTTGAATTGATTCGGAACAATCTTGACTTGCACCTCTGTAATGAGGTACATACCTTTAGTCTGACTCCCTGTAAGTTTTGCTTCTGTTCTCCCTGCAAGATTCGACAAAAACAACCTACGATCTTCTGGAATACCTGTGCCAACACCTGTAGACATATCCTTGACGAAGTCAAGTCCAGCAATAAGACCATCCTTCTCCATTTGCTTAAGCGCGGTGTACGCATATTCATCCTCACTTGCACAGAACTCTCCTTCTTGAAAACGTGTTAGGGGTAGCCGGACATCGGGAAAAAACCTATAAGGGGAGATGTTGTACAAACGATTCCCCAAAAATTTTGTTACGGGTTCGATGCTAGTCACCGTAGTAGGCTCTCCTACCGTCATGCCGAGAAAGTTCAATGGAGGAATAGTAGTCTCCACAGGCTGCATCTGAGTCTCTTTAACCCACCCATGCTTGATAATACCCACACCAAACTTAGCAATATCCCTTAGAGCGTTAATGAGAATTGCACCGCGAAAATTAGACGTATTGAGGTCACGTTCCAGTACCGCTTCCGCAATATCCGCTGCACTAGCATCCTCCCCTGCCGTACCCACCATCTCGAAGAAATAGGGCCTTTGAGTGTACAGAGTGTAGCAAAAGGCCACAAAGGTGTTGATCTGAGCAAACGTCAAAGGAACTACCATTTTTTCAGGCTCATTCCTATCCGCAGCTTTTCGATCTTCATCATCGCGATACTTATACCCTCGATAAATCATATCGTACTTATCCCACTTAGGATAATAAATCGACATGTGTCGGCGAGAAAAACTAGAAAGTTGTTTACAGTGCTGGAGCAACGCCAGATGTTCTGGTGTAACCTCAGGTTCCTGTAACGCTTCTAAAACGGCTTCTTCCATAGTGCTGATCAGTTATTGATGCATACTGGGCATCGGACTTCCTGACATAGCCATTGCGTTGCGCTCTTCGTCCCCAAAGAGTTCATTCAAACCCATCCCACCCTTACCATCCTTACCTACCCCCACATTCTTAATCCCCTTAGCTGGTGCGATTCCCTTACTCTTTCCACCCTTCCCACCCTTGCTTTTCTCACCACTTTTGCCACTCTTTTCCTTACTCATTTTCCCATCCATCTCAGGAGGTACTCCATTATTAATGTCTGTACTATGTGGCGGGGCCATAGTCATATCCGCATTGGGGAGCCCGGCACTCTGTTCAGACATCTGTCGTTGCCGCATATGCTCTTGGTTCATTTGATCAAATAAACTCTGAGCGGTGGCATTGTTCTTAGCGTGCGCATGACCTACATTAGCCTTCTGCGTTCCTACTGGCCTATTAGGACTAGGCTTTAGAGCAGTGTGGTGTGGATGTTGAAAATTATTCATACTCTATATATTCTTCGTAGTCGCCCATGAAGGAGCTTGGACTTGTTGGTACTTAAAGTCCCTATTATACTGAGGGTCATTAAGGTTGTGGCCGGGAGCGTAAAAGTCAATCACAGGACTTTTCCCTCCACTAGCCTTTTGACTTTTAACATCTGAACCTGTATCGTGGGCCTGCCAAATACCATCCCCATGGGCACTAATACCTTCCGTACCAGGGATCTTCAACCACGTACCATGTTTAATTACATTCGGGTCTGTAGCAACAGTAACACCCGGTATAGCACGATTCTCTCCTAGGTAGTTAGGAGAAGACGTCTGATTATGATACTGATCGTCCGCACCATCATACATAGTACCACGAAAATGCCCCGAATTTCCCGGACTCGATGCGGTCTGTAAATTCGAATTAGTACCACTCTGAACAGGATAGTTCATCCCGACTTTCTGAGTATTAGGGGTATTCTCTACATTCTCCGTGTCCCCGCCAAAGTACTTTACCGCGCTACCTTGATTAGTTACTGGATTGTCAAATACCTTCTGAGCGGTACTAATATTAGGTTGCTCTACCGAACTCCCACCCATCTGCTTAGGTGGGACCGTAGGACTAACTCCACCCGGTGTGTAGGTTGTTCCTGTAGGTTTACTAAACCAATTACCAGTCACCCCATAATTAGGTAACTGTACTGGTGGATTAACCACCGCTGGAGGTGTGTAGGGATCAGCCATACTATGTAGCAAATATATGCTCAGGTGTATCAGCGCGTTTATAGCGCGAAAGGTCCTGCGTCGATTTGATTTTATGTGCATCACGTCGTAGCATATCGATATTATACATTCGATTTGCTAATGCAAAATTATGTGGAAGCATATTCCCAAAACGGGGATAGAAAGACTTCCACCAAGTTACGTTCTCATCTCTTACACCTAACGGGGGAACTCCCTTATGAGGTGTGTGTGCATAGGGTAACGGGCCAGCCTTATTCGCCTTCGGCGGTGTGTCATGCTGACCACCTAACGGACCAACGATAGAATTAGGAGCAGTTTGATACTGCTCCATATGATTCTTACCTGTGTCCATGAAAGGATTCATACATTTAGAAACCGTCTAAGGTCACTGGTACGGTTTAACCATCCAGTAAGATATTTAGAAAGAGGCGGTTTAGCCTCTACAAGCCTCTTATAGAAGGCCTCTTGAGCCCCTATATATAAAGAGGCCTTCAAATTCCCCTTCAACATTGTAGATGCCCTACTAACTCCACAATTCACGCATGCATTAAAATATGCCTCTCCAAGTTTCGGAATCAGATCTTCCGCCTTATCCGCTTCCCACTCCAAACTATAAATATCCATAGCTCCCTCTAGGGTAAGACTAGGTATATCCACCAATGGGTGGGAAGCTTTGTCAATACCCCACTTGGTAGCCCCACCCGGGTCATCCGGATCATTGGATAACTGACCCGTCTTATCCTCAGGGTAGTCACACTCCCACTTAAGGATAAACGGCATGAAGGCTTTAAATCTTTCCGTCATCGAAGTGTTTAGGATCGTACGTTTTAGCCACATCTATAATTGTCGTGTCCTTAGGTGCTCTTACACTCTGTGAAATGGTATCACTACGATAAGTTCTTATCGCATCCGTTCCACTTGACCCGAGTATAAACGTAGTGCCAATAGCGAGGAGGTACTGAGTGAAGGGTGTAACATCATGAACAACCCCTAGGCCATTCAACAGCATTAACACCGCCCCCATCCCCACGAAGATCGCTGCCCACTGTTGGGTAGCGTCTTCGAGAAAACAAGGCGTTTCGTGTGGATGTCTACGATACGGTTGCATTGCTAACAATTGGAACAGTGTTACTTGCCACAGCCGTAGCCGTAGCGGTAGGACTTACTGCCGCCGTATCCGAAGGCACCGCTACAATGCGTTTCACATTTTCAGGGTTAGCAGAGACCACCTGAACCCGATTAACGGGGTGTCCATTATGGATCAAGTGTCCGATAAATTGTGCGACTGCTTTCTGCACAACTTCAAAGTCGTGCTCAATCTCACTTTCAATATTGATGAGGATGTTAGACATATGTTTATATTACCTTTAAGAATGGGAGATATTGGCGAAGGATAAAAAATCCAATAACTGCAGCCCCTATTCCAGCCGCAATCAACCGCCACTTCCACAACAACCCTGTAGCTGCTGCGTACTTTGGTTCAAGGTATTGTAAACGTGCAGACATTGTTTCTGCACTTTTAGTTAACCCATCTACCTTAGTTTGAAGATCATTCACTTGAACCTGAGCATTATCCAGATCCACCTTGAGTTTAGCTGTCGTGCTCACCAACTGGAGGGTGGTACTACTATGGGCTAGGGCACCTTCAGCTTCAATATCCTTTGCAGTCTTTATTAATATCTGATCTGCACTTTGAGCGTTCCCGATCTCCTTCGTAACCCCACCCACGCTAATATCTGGTATGAGGGTTACGGGGTGATTCGAGGTACACCCCACTAAAGCCACACAAAACAACACTCCCATCAAACCAACTAATTTAAGTTCCATATAATTATTCTTGAGTTATCCTCTAAGTTTACTTGTTCAATTGACGTAGTCGTAGGGTAAGCTACTAAAATAGTAGCTATTGGAGTTCCCAAAGGTTCCATACCTATCACAATAGAACACCCATCAGTCTGTAGTTGTTTGATTTCTAACATTTTCTTTCCTTTGTTTTGAACGTACCCGCAACCAATGTATAAAAGTAATCACTGAGGAGATCAAAGCACACAGATAAACCAATCCTTCGATAGTTGGATTCCAGTGTATAAACCATTCATTAATCGCTAAGGCGGACCAATTGAATACAGAGATAGTCGCAAATGACGCTATGGGGTGGTTCATTTTTTACACCATTAAAAATGAAATCTGACATTGGTTGGATACAGTTGATAGCGTATCCCCAGCAGCACCGCTCTGCGCAAAAAGATAGATGGTGTCCCCAGCATTCAAAGCCATAACAGCATCAATGTCAACTGTTGCTACCCCAGTTGCATTTAAGAATGCGGTTTGGTACAAACTACCATTTTTATACGTTCTAATAACTGTTGATCCAGAGGCACCGGTTGCAAAAGCTATAGTAGCATTAATCAAGCAGTTCCCGATTCTTGGTGCAGTAAACACTCCCGTAGACGCGTTAAAATTACTCCCTGGATCTTGTATCAGTGTCCAGTTAGTAATTTGTGCTCCGCTAGACGTTATAACTTGTCCTGATGTATTACTATAAACCGACACAACCTGACTTGCCGCAGAGGGAGTGCCCGTACTAAAGGAAATCCAGTTAGTAGCACTAGTTCCAATAAACTGTACCACTCCACCAGAGGCCAGCAAGAAAGCGGCATTCGCAGCGAGTGAATTAATATTACTACCACTTGGAGGGTAAACAAATACTGGAATAGTAGTCGTGTTAGAAAGTGCAATGTTCTTATTGAGTACAGTGGCGGGTAAAATAACTCCAGTAGCACTACCAGCCGTAGCTGAAGTTATATTTACATAGGTGAAAGAACCTGTGCTTGCAGCAGTGCCTTGCACAATACCCGCGGCCGCTACCGTACCATAACTAAATCCTCCCGGTAACGCTGTAGTGCCAATAGTTCTAGAAAAACTTGCAATAGTAGTACCACTCGTCCCTAAAAATATAGCACTTGCCCCTGAACTTAATACGTATGGGATATTAGTACCCAAAGCATCAATCGCACTACTTGTCGGGGGATAGACATTAATATTAGCAGAAGTGTTATTTTCAATGCATACAGCCTGATTAACAGCTGTAGCCGGGAGAACCACACCACCCGTACCACTACTTACATTAATATATCCACTAGTGTTAGTAATCGCTGTAGCCGTACCCTGAGTAGTACCAGCGGCGGCAGCACTAACATAGAGGTTTGCTCCCAACTTACCCACCGAAGTAACCAAATTCCCTATGGTCATAGTGGAAGGCACTAGCCCTACGCTATCCCAATATCCTATAGTATCCGCTGCCACAGGGATAGCCTTAGTAGGGGCTTGATTTTCAAAAATCTTTCCGAGTTCGTTTAGTGTAACAGACTCGTTATTTGTCCCTGCGCTACTATAATACAACATCAAGTCGCTAGCGAATACAGGAGCACCGCTAAAAGCCGGTAAACCGGGCAGGTATATTTTAGTATTTAATCCGATACTGGTACTTACACTCATTAATTTCTCCGTTTAATATAAAACTACATCCCCATCGATTATCACATCTGCAGTTGCTGCCGAACCCTGAGCCGCCGTTAAACTCAAAAATACTTGTTGGGCAGTTAAAATACTATAAGCTAAGGCTGCATCTAGCGTGAGGTCTTTATAGTAGGCACTAGTAATTAGTGTACTATAGGTCTGTCCCGCATCTACCAACGCTTGGCCAGTTTTACTTGCCCCAGTGTAGATTCCCCCAGCTGCCGTAGTGAGAGACACACTAGCGTTCTTAACCGTAACCCTCCTAACAATATAACTCCGAATGGGAATGTTGATAGCTTGGTCGATGGTTGTGTTAAAGTTCAACCCGGTAACTAAAACTTGGAACTTCCCATACTGTGGTTTGTTCAACGTAACCCACGCAGAGTAGGAAGATACGGCTTGAATCGTATATCCTTGATTCTGTATCCACAAACTAAGGGAAGGCTCACCATCAAGAAGGTCACTACCAGTGGTAGCAATAGTAACCACATTATTCGTAGCATCAATCTTTTTGATGTTGAATACTTCCCTAATACCCGTAACACTCGAAGGAAGCGTGACCGTCACCGGTCCTAGCGTAGCATCTACCAACCACGTAGTGGCCCCATTATTGAGAGTTTGACTCGCAGTAATAACACTAACTCCATACCCAATACCACCCACCACATCTATAGTGGGGGACTGATACTGCGCCGTACTCGGTGTGGGTTGCACCACTCGATGATTCCGAATGATCCCTGCCGTAGGGGTGATGGAAATAAACACAGGAGCACTCAAACTAGGACTGTTGGGTTCTAATGGCTGGAGGGCTCCGGGGACGGTGTCCGAAAGATAATAACAGTTACCGGGAAGAAAACTAAGCCCACTAGTGGAAAGATCAATCCAACCATTAATGATGAGCGTGAAGCTCGTTCCAGTAGCTTGATACACCATTCCTACCCATTCACTATCCTCTGCTGTGTCCGCCTGTGCCAAAACAAACTCATCTGAAGCGGGGTCAAACCGTACTACCTGCCCAGCACTAAACGTGTTGTTTTGGACAACCGTTTGGCCCACCACCACATTGGTTTGAACGGTGTTTCCCGCACCATTTAATGGTCCTATAAATACACTCATGAGCGTTCCCAGTGGTTATAGCGATACGACGTACCGTAGTAGGATATCTGCCCTGTATACTCATCATCCGTCCAGAACCCACCAGTACCATCATCATTAACGTTACACGCGGGGAGAATAAAAGAGTAGTTGGTAGTAGAGCAAGCAGCCCCCAACTTAACATAGAGGGGAACAGACGCTAGGCAGTTCTGAATAAACACCCTCTTACGGTTAACATTAGCCGCGAGATTAGTTTGAACAGTTAACGGATTAGTAATACTACTAACTGTAGTGCTCTTTTCCGTACACACAAACTGGGAACCATAATTACTACTCTCTAGAGCAGTCGGCCCATACACCGTTCGGGTGGTGATATTCCCATTACCACTAAAAATATAGTCCATAAAATTAAGCTGTGCCGTAGAAGCCTACGTAATTAATAGTTTGAGTAGTACCAGCCGTTACATTATACACCCTAGCCCACCGTGCCGTCGTACCTGCATACCACTGTAGCACCTGTGTACTTGAAGCTTGTACTTGGATTATTGGAGAAGCTGGTGCCCATGACGAATTGTCAATCGAGGTTTGTATCTGGTAAAATCCACCAGTAGTGATTGCACCATTCTGAAACACCACATTAAGATTTTTAATCCCACTAACGTCATAAGCGACACTAGAAGCATTTAACGTACCATTTAGTAAGTTAGTTGTCCTATCAAAGAACTGGAGTTCGAGGGGAACAGCCACACTCAAACAAATTGCTGTGATAGTGACCGTGGCAGTAGTTGCCGCCCCACCCGCATTCACCCAGCGGAACCGCCGACGTCCCTTAAGCGGATGTGCGGGAATGAAAATACTAGTAACACTACTTAAGCGTTCACATTGCCACACATCATACCAGGTATTAGAATCCGGACTGTATTGCTCGTAAATATCAATACCTGTAGAAGAGCCAGCTGTCCAAGCAGTAAGAGCAACAAGGTACCCCACATACCCACCACTATCCACCGCTATCGTAGAACCACTACCACTTGCCGCCGCCCACGACTGAGCGTTGTAGTCCACATTAGAAAAACCATTCCCGAGGAATACCCCCATGTCTTTTGACGTAGCTCCACCTCCTGAAACGGTAGAAGGAGTACCACCCCCAATATACGCCATATTAGCAGCCACACCACCAGTGAACCCACCACCAGAACAAGCCGTGATGGTAACAGTAGCGGTACCCGTTACTGCTGCCTCTGCATTCAAATAGAAGGTTCCGCCGCCCTCAACCACTATCCACCAGAACCCTACAGATCCAGTACCAATCGTACTACTCACAGAGTTCATTCCACTAATAAAACAGTTAGCAAGGGCAACCCTATTTACCCCGTCGAGAGTTAGGCGCGCTGTCAAGGCTCCCGTATACACTCCCGTAACCTGAATAGCGAGAACAGTACGCCCAGTAGTAGTAACACTAACATAGCTACCCGCTGTGGGTACACCCGTAGCAGGGTTCAAATTCTGTGTGGTGATAGTGCCAGCATTAACCACTTGAACCGCATCAGCAATCGGTGTCTGGTCAGAGGCGATAACCACAGGACGACTCGTCGCCATGGTATGTTGTCCTAGTGTTGCATCATTAGAGACACTAGCATTAACGCTAGACATTAGAGCGTTAATGTTGGAGGTGAGCGCATTAACGTTCGTTAGACTCGCATTAATGTTAGTGGTGAGTGCATTAACGTTCGTTAGACTAGAATTAATGTTCGTTGTGAAGGCGTTAACATTAGTGAGACTAGAATTAATGTTCGTTGTGAAGACATTAATATTGGAAGTCAGCGCATTAACATTAGAAAGCCAAGCATTCGTGTTGGTGATATTATTCACCACATTAGACAATCCCGCACTATTAGAAGTGTTGAGATTAGTAATGGACGTGTTGAGATTAGTAATCGAAGTGTTAACGTTCGTGAGGGAGGTATTAACATTCGTGAGGGAGGTATTAACATTCGTGATCGAAGTGTTGATGTTCGTGAGGGAAGTATTAACACTAGTGATGGAATTGTTAACCGCCGTGATTGAAAGATTAACCACCTGAAGGTCGTTAGAAATATCTGTGTATAACGTAGGGAGGTACAACTCCCCATTAGGGGTGACGGAGATATCTCGAACGACGGGAACAGTGGAACTGACCGTATAAATACTCCCACCAACAAGCACGGGCCTATTGATAGAGATAGGGGTATCGTCAAGGTCTGGGCCAGTAACTTCAAGAACCGTCCCAGCCGCAGCCGCTCCACCTGTAAGAGTAGGTCCGCTAACCACAATACCACCAGTAAGGTTACTCGTAGCGAGAGTGATAGTGTTGCCGGGTAAACCGGGCTCGGATGCATAAATATAAACCCTAGCCCCTTGAGCCTGCGCCGCATACCCTCTACACACTCCCAACACATTTGACTTAGTGTTGGTAGGAAGCATCGAAATATCCGTATTGATAACTGCTGCAAAGCTATCAGTGAGAGAGTTTACTTGATGCCCGATGTCGGCAAAATCCTTACCGTAGGTATAAACATCTGTACCGTTAATAGTAATGGTGTCCCCATGGTTCATCAACTTCGGAATGAAGTCAATATACCCACAAGCCTGCAACCCCCAAGGGAGGTACTGTAGTGTTTCAAACTGATTCATTGATAATGTCCTAAAGCATACCGAGCATTTAGTGTGCCCGTACCTGAAGGATAGGATACCCGGACATAGTCCGCAATACCAGTATAGGTAATAACATACACACCATTAGCGGTGATGGATGCTGTACCCATGGTGAAGAAATTAGTCGGAACGAAAGATTTGAACGGGGCTCCGGTCTGAGTCGGATTGTCTAAGCTCCCCTGCAAGAGAACCGACATCGGAGCAGAATACCCCGTCACCACCAATTGTAACGCATGCAGTATCTGACCAGACGTACGTACAATATCGGTGGAAACTCCTCCACTTGAAACGGTACCGAAGTTGTACCGAGATTGATCAAAAATCATTGCCATAGAGAGTGCTTATTGGTATTTCGATATCGTTAATCGAAGTGTTGTCTTTAGTGAAGTCTCCAAGGAACCGTAGGTCTTCAAGGTTCAAACGATAAAAACATTCCATCATGTGATCATCTTTATCTACTGGTTTGTTATCTTTGTCCCACGAGTAGCGATTAACCTCCCAAAGAAACCGTGTCATGGTGGGACACACATATAGGTTGTTGGCTTTCAACAGTTCCTCTTTGGTTTTCAGTATCCCCCCACTAAGGTCTTTCGTGGCCTTCTCAAAGAACACCCCATGTTGGAAGAATGCATCCGCCATACAACCATCTGAAATAGGATCATGGATGTATGCCAAAGGATCGCACCTCCCACCACCAACAAACCTACCAGCAGTCTTATTGTTAATACGATGTGAGAGATCCTCGATGGTGCAATGATGAAAGATTTCATCGTAGAAGAATTTGTAACCCTGAGGACTCACCGCGCAGAATAGTACGGCATGGGGAGTTTGAGGATGCGGATCAATCGCGAAGTAAATTGTGTAATCATCCGGTGGTTCGTTGTAGGATTTCCACCCGCGCGGAACCTGAGTAAGAACGTGCCTACTCGGGTCAAACTCTTTATAAACCAAGCCACTAAGGAATAGCGGAATTCCCATAAGGCGACACTGTTTCTCATCATCCGTAAGTGACTCTCCGTACGCTTCAATGCTCTGTTTAGGATTGTGTGGATTATCAAAGGTACTCCCAGTAATACTCCACGTTTGCTTTCGTCCGTTATTAATCTGTATGTGCTCGGTCTGGTTCCTACCCTTAGGGAAGAACAAATCCTGTATCCACGGCTCACTAAGTGGGGTGAGGGTGAACCAACTGGAACCATCTCGGTCAATGAGTCCACGGGCACTAGCCTTAAACATTTCCTCAGGACATGGTTCGTCGACATGGATTGCATCCCAGTCACTGGATTCTGAACCTTGTGGGTTCGACATCCAACTACGGACAGTATCGAATCTAATAGTGGAACCATTGTTCAACTCCAGTTGATCGATAACTCCGGAATGGTTTCGCTTGTGTGACTTGACACACCCTTTAGGAAGGAACTGCCATAACTTACCACCTTCCCCTTTTTGACTTGTGAAAATTTCATCGACCTTATCCCAGTCGGTAGTGATAACAAGGAGCTTAACGGGGTGGTCCGGTATACCGAGTTTACGGAGTGGGCTCGCAGCATCATACCATGTGCGCTCTCCAAGGAGCCAAGCACAGTCTTCTGCACATCCCATATGGCTCTTGCCAGAACGGTTGCCCGCACGAAACATCCGCTGTTTAAACTCGGCAGCACTGTGGAACTGTTGTTGCTTTGGATGGGGTTCATAGAATGCAAGACGGTTCTGTTTAACCATTTCTAGCTTACGTAACTTCAACGTAAGCTCTCTTTGCTTTAGAATATAAAGCTCTGTATCTTCCTCAGACATGTCCGCTTAAGCGTTTAAGTTCCTCATTAACCTTAAGGAGTTCCTTATCAATTCCAGTAACATCTTCGTACGTAACCTTGTTGCTGTTGGTACTCTCCACCCGCATAGTGGGTTTACCGAGGTAGCGATCTAGCAGATCAGAGGCAGCAGCCTTACGGACTGCAGGACTATCACTTGTGTCTCGGAGTTCGATGAGCGTCTGGACACTGTCAGCTGCAGTAACCTTCAACATGTCCTGAATGCTGTCCCTACCACTCTCCTTCATTTCCGCAACGAGCCGTTGCTTGAACCACGGTTGCCGAGTGATCTGACTCACCCAGGGGTAGGTGTACCCAGTACGTTCTGCAATCTCATTATTAGAGAGACCCTGCGCCTTGAGATATACAATCATCCGGTGTTCCGGCTTCTCCTTAAGTATGGCGAGATTCGGACTCTGCGAATCAAGATCACCATAAAGGCGGTCAGGGTCTCTCGAATAGTCCTGATCAATAGCTGATCCGGACAGAGGAGAGTTTTCAAACAACTGTTTGTTAAACTTTTTCACACGCTGTCTTGGTGGTGGGCTTCTCCCCTCCAGCGGAAACCACCTTAACACTTCTCTTCGCGTTGGTGGTGTTGATTAGGGCCGCTACGGTAGAGGGGTAGGTGGTTGGCGTGTGGGTAGAGATGGTTGGAGGATTGCCCATGTGGATGAGGGAAAGGCGGTAGTGGAGGGTTGTGGGGTTTGTAGTGGGCTACAAAGGGCCGCTAGGCAAGGGCCGCTGTGATTATGCTGCCAATCCGAAATCTCCTATTGTAGGATCTCAAATTCAAATTTACCGAAAAGGGGACCTAAGCCACGCCGCCTCCCCCGCTGGGCAAGGTACCCTTTTGTGAATAATCCACACATGTGAATAATCCACACCCACGACACTTCATCTCCAGACCGCTATGTGCTAGAAGTTGTTAGAAGTTCATTGACAGCTTCCCACGAATGCCACGGGGGGAAGCAATCGAAGCCGGGAGAGTGCCAGAACCTCCCTATGGGGCGAGAACCGAAGAGCGTCATGACGTTCCCTGAACAGATAGAGGTGGAGGAAGCCAGCCTGAGTTGAGAGGATGGCTTCTTCCGCTTCAATTCTGAGGCGGAAAACATGGAGAATAATATGACAAAAGAATTAGTGATTAAAGCGTACGGGGAGTGGCTGAGCACGGGGAAAAATTCAGAATATGTAAAAATCAACGGCTTTGACCAATCGGCCGGGGCTTATTTCCTAGCCTACTGTCTCGTCGAGGCAGGCTTGGTGGACGAGGCATTTAAGAAGGACGTATCAAAGTTTTTGGGCACAGTCGGTGTTGGCTGGCTGAACTTTAGCCAGCACACCCAAATGCTGAGAAAAGCGGGATGTGTGGTAGATCCCGAAGAAAAAGAGGCTGCCTTGCTTGAGTAGCCCTGCCCGGATGAATGGTTCGACCCCATTCATCTGAGGAGTGTGGATCAATATGTGATGCATACTCCTCAGATGCCCTTTCACGTGGGAGTAGTCATATTCCTTGTAGGGAATATTGGCCTATTTTTCTTCCCTTGTAGCAATATTTATTGGTCGAATGTCACGTGTCGTGAATTTTTTGGCCAGTGATTTTAGGCGAGTATGAGAGGAAACAATTTTTTGGACTAAAAATATGCGATTTTCCTCCAAACTAGGGGGGGTGCTTTTGGCCCTATATACTTAAAATTTTTTTTTTTTTATAAGGGTATAGGAAACCTCGTCTTAGAGTATAAAACTCAATTTCCCATTTTCCGTCTGGAAACACCAAATTTCCCTTTTCCGTCTGGAAAGCACCAGCTTCATGCCCAGCAAAGGCACGACACGTGACACTCGACCAACACATTTCTTCCCATTCCGGCACATTCCGGCACATTTTGCCCCATAGGCAAATTCTGCCGCCGCATTCCGCTAAGCCTTGAGCCCTTCGGCTCACCAACAAACCAACACATGAAACCAATACAACAACTAAGTGAAAACATCCTCAGTGATGACATCGCGCTCTTAAAACTCTGTGAGATGGACACCATAGAAGCGGTTAGTCTCTTGCTAACCCTTGCCGTCTTCGATGAACTATTGTTCGATTGAACAAACCAACACATCAACACAACAAATATGAAATATAGAATAACTGGAAATGTGATCGAAGCGATCTTGCAGAGGGAGGTTGTCTGCCTCGAATGGGATAGGCACCCCCGCGACCACAGCGTCGCGGACTGGAATGGTACCCTCATGGGTACCACCGGATTTTCTCGGCGGACCCTCTCCGTACGAGTCACCGGAAGGATGGTGCCATTTTTCATTCACCTCCCGGGGTGGGAAGAATCCACTCGGGAGCGACGACTTGAACTGGCCGCGAAGGCCAGAGAAAAACTCACACCCATCGAAGGGACGGGAGCCCTAACTCTGGAGAAACCCACCTTCCAGAGCTGGTTCGTCGACCAGCTCGAGCGGGACGGCGTGGTAATTACTGGCAATGGGGGGTATAGCTCGGCAATGGCCGAGCGGAACTTCGCCCTCAGGGGCGATGGTTCCATTGCCCGCATGGACCGATTTGGGGACACGGGCGAAACCATATCTCACTGCACCTACACGGCCCTCACGGGCCGAGGAACCCCCTCGGCACGGATATGAGGTCTCCATTGCCTTTCGGCATTCAGTCCTTATCGGACATCGGACACCAATAGGAAAAACTAAAACCAACACATGAAAACCGAACTATTTGCCTCATATGAGGAATTCGTTAACCGTCCGGACAAAACCATCAACGGGGTGTCCCACGCCCGGGACCTACCCTCACACGATGAGGGGAACATAGGATGCTGGAATTGTCGGGACTGCTCTGACTGCATCGCCTGTCGGGACTGCGTCGATTGCTGGTACTGTGTCCAGTGTAGGTACTGTGCACGATGTGCCAACGGCACTGACTGTGTCAAGTGTGTCGACTGCAAACACTCCATTTCTTGCATCGACAGCACTGACTGCGTCAAGTGCGTCGGCTGCACGAGCTGTGTCGACTGCAAAAATGAATACCACCAATAGGAACCCCCTCGGCACGGATATGAAAATCGAACGCCCCCTTCGTCCGGGAGATATATGCTGTCAAAATTGCATATATCTCCGAAAAATCCGCTATCGGGATATGCGCATTGATCTAAAAGGTTCCACACGTGGATGCCTTCGGCACATGCGGCCAACTGCCGTCCAAACCTACTGCCCACAATTCACTCGACTCGCGGTCGAGCCCACAGAAACCTACTAACCTATGAACAAAATACCACCACCACCCTCCGTTACCCTTGAACCTCAAGATCGCCCCCTCTCTACCTCGGAAGTAGAGTTTCGGCGTAGGGAGTTTGCCCAACTTCGCTCCATCGGGGAAAGCTTGCCCCGAATGGGGCATTCCGATTGTGCCATAACCATGACACTAGAAACAGGGGCCTTCCTAGGCCGACGTAACTAACCAACCAACATGAAAACAGAACGCCTTGGTGCAGATCAATTATTGATATGCACTCTAGCATGGGCCAATCCCCTCAAATGAGGGGATAGTACCATCCTGCTACCGCCTCCCGCTATCCCCTATGGGAAAAATTCCCTTCCGACGATTGGGCGGTTCCCATTCACTAACCAAAACAACTAATGAAGATTAAAGAATATAACAGTGTAGGCGTAGTCGCACGTTTCAACGTGCCAGAAACCATCGAAGAGTTTGACCAGTCCGCTAAGCGTGCTGGTGCCGTTCTCGATGAAGCGATCGACAACATCGCGTACCGCACCTGCCTCGCAGAATTTCGCGAAGCTCTGGTGTCCAAACTGGAAGAAGCTACCGAAATCATTCGTACATCGGTTAATACCGATAAGAAAGACCGAGATGGGGATCCCGTAGTGAAGTACACGGAAACGGAACAACAATATGTCAAACGTGTGATGGCCACTGGCCTGATCACAATTGAAGAGGTTCAGAAGATTGCTGACGCAATCAGTACCTCCATTGTCTTCGATGCTTCCGCTCGTGAACGGAAAGCTCCCACCCCCAAGAAAACCAATAAGAAATGGCTCGCCATTGCTCAGGCGATTATCGACAAGGGTGAGAAGGCCGTTGGGCATGTTAGCCAGAAGCTGGCGAAGTCCCTCGGACATCCTGTGGGCGGATCACTCGAAGAGTTGGCCAAGGCCATTGCGGAAGACGTTGCACGCTCAGAAGCGGCAACCCTCGCCTTGTTGAGCTAACCCTCCACTACACTAGGGTGTTCCAACCACCCTAGTGTCTCTACCATGACGCTAGTCTTCATGTGAACCGTGTCATCCGCTATTTTGATTATGGTCTGAAGCCCCAACACGAAACCTAAAATATGCAAACACTAACATACGAACCAGCCAGAAAACGTCACCTTGAATGGATCACTATGAATACCAAAGCACGTTTTCCTTCCTGTACGGACTACGCATCCCGAATCAAATTGGGAAAACTAACCGATGCAAAGATTCGGAAGTATGCAGAGGCAGGCTACTACGACAACGCCTTTTTCCGCCCCTCACGGTGGGCAAAAGCCACTGCCCAACAAAAGACTAAGACTTCTAGTCCTAGTGAAATTAAAAAACACCTTGAATATCTGTTATCATGAAAATGGTCGTCTACACCGAAGTTGAAATGATCGTAGAAAGAACCATAACCGTCCGCTGCATTTACGACTCTGAAACTAAACAATACTTCGCCTTTTCCGAAGGTAAAACCGCTGACAAAGAACTCATTTTTTTAACCCTAGAAGAACAAGAACAAGCCACATCATATGCAAACGACCCAATTGCCCTATAGGTTCAAAGAAGCATCCTTTCGTCGGTACGAACGTATCATAGCCGACGCAGTGGATATGTACCCTAAGAGTGTCCACATAACCTGTAATGACATGTCTCCTGAAACCGTCTCATGCCGTCTTCGAGACGCTATGACATCCCTAGAGACTAACCACTGGGAAACTGCCCTCAACATGGAGAAATTCCTTCAACTAAGGAAGGAAGACTCCCTCTGTGTTCGTGTGTTGGAAGACTCCACCATCTATGTTGGGCCGAAGGCTAAAACTAAAGAACTCAATGCGAAAACCACCTTCTCTGTCTCCGACAAGACTAAGTGGACTATGGAAACCTGTGATGAGGACACCCTCCGAGCACTAGTCACCCTCCTCTCCAAACGAATCTTTACTGAGGTACTAATCACCAAGCCAGAGAAGGAGATCCTCAACCTAGTTCACGCTCTCCAA